ATCTTCATAACGGCAACCACTGCCGCAATTGCCAACACACACACCGCAAGGTCACTCAAGACTTTAGCAACCCATCCCGTTAGGTTTATTACAAACACTATGTCCATATGCACCTCCTTATAGTGTCAGACGATTGGGGCGACTCGCGCTGACCACACTAATGTGTCAATTGACGTATTAACCGTTGCAAGTGCCGTGTTAATTACGTCCATTATTACAGGGATGGGCAAATTATCGCGTCAAGACTTGCACCAGGCATGTCTGGATGATCTCAAGGACCGTGCGCAATGGGATTCCAGGCAATCTATGTTCTACCGCATGCGGCACAATGGGTTGCGGCGCAAGAACAAGCCATGGCCGGGTGCCAGTGACGGGCACTTCCCGCTTTCCGATACGGTGATCATGCGCCTGGCGCCGTTTTACTTTCAGCAAATATTTGCCACCGATCTGTTGGCACAATTTTCGCCCGTGAGGGACAAGACCCAGGCATATGCCAACGCTGCCGGTCAATGGTTTGACCACCAGATGAAGCAGAACACAAACCTGGAGACTGAGATACTCTCAGCAATTGATTTCATGCTGATGTCCGGGCGCGGGGTGATGAAAACCTACTGGGACTCGGACAAGAAGCAGTTGCGGTTTCAGTCAGTTGACCCACAGCACATCATTGTGCCGACCTGGACGCGGAGCATCAAGGATGCTGACCGGATAGTGCATGTGCAGCACTACTCACCGGATGCGTACCGGCGAAATAAACTTTTCAACCAGGATCCCGCACTGATCAAGCGGATCACCGGCGCCGGCACCGACATAGGTGGCGACCGGCAGAAGGTGCATGCCCAGTACCAGCGTGAAGGACTCACGTACAATGAAGATAACTATATTATCCTCTGGGAAACGTGGTCACGGGACGATTCTGGAGTATGGACGTGTGAGACGTTTTCTCCACTCCAACCTGAAGAGGATGTTCGCAAGCCTTACAAGCTGGGTAAGGAATATTATTCAATGCCGCCGTTCTGCCAGTTCGAGTACGAGATCAAGGATGGACGGTGGTACTCGCCAAGGGGGGTTACGGAGATAGTGGCGGTCCATGAGGCGGAACTGTGCAAGCTGATGAACGAGAAAAATGACTATATGACGCTCGTCAATCGTCCGCTGTTCCGTTCCGCCCGTGAGATCCCCAATGCGGCTAACCTGAGATTTTCGCCAGGGCAAATACTACCTTACGACATTCAGCCGGTGCAGATGCCTCCTCCGCCGGTGTCTTTTGATCAAACAATGATGTTCACTCGCGACATTGCGGAGCAACGGGTTGCAACACCAGACTTTGGTATGAGTCAAAGTTTGCAGAACACCGAGCGGAGGACGGCAACTGAGATAAACCAGATTTCAAACCTGTTCAGCCAGAGCAGTGACCTGCGCCTGCGCATATTCCGCATCGGCCTGGGCAAGTTGTACAACCAGGCGTGGAACCTATTGCGGAAGCATGCCGCCAGTAGCTTGAATTATTGGTATATCGACACTGTCAAGGAACTGGAAGGCGAAGCACTCAAGGGTGAGTACAATGTGCGACCCACCGGCAGCGCCGATGGTGTTAACCGAGACTTTATTTACCGGCGTGCGGTTAGTCGCATGCAGATGTTTATCAATGACCCGTTCATTGACCAGGGCGAGTTGCGCAAGTCGGTTCTTGAGGCCGATGACGTTGCGCTGGTCCGTAGGTTGTATGCGGATCCGGGTCTGCAAATGGCAGACCAGGCAGAGGACCAGGCTAATGAGTTAACTTTCATGCGGCTGGGATTCCCGGCAGTGGTAAAGGATTTGGATGACCATGCCACTCATATACGGACAGTCTTGGGATACATTCAGTTGTCTTCCCAATCAGGCCGGCAAGTTGAGCCAATGGAGATGCAACGGATCCAGGAGCATATTAAGACTCACTTGGACCTGCTGCGTAAAAAGGACAAGCAAGCTGCCAAGGAAATCGAGGCAGAGATTGCCGGCCTACTGGCTGCCGAGCAACCAGCGGACGAACCACAATCTGCGATGATGGGGGCACCCGCAGAGGCGCCGATAGCGCCTGGACCTGCGGCAATGAATGAACCCGCTCCTTTTGAGGGGCAACAACCTGTGGGGGCACAATATGCTGCGTAAGTTGCGGGCAGCCATGAATTTTTTACGCCTGGCGTCATGGCACCAGGACTCGACGCCTGAGTGGCGACCGGAGGATGCCGAGGGGTTGCGGAAATTTTTCCAGGGGGAGGCTGGGGAGCGTTTGAGGGTCACGCTCTTGTCTATGACGGTACAGCAATCCTTGGATGGTACGAGCCGGGCGGGTGATGATCTGCCATATCGCGCAGGATATGCTGCTGGCTTTAGGGGTGCAGTGGCGACACTCGATGCGCTAATGGCAAAACCGGTGATCACCGATCCAGATCACCGCCCGGACGTACCTTACGATGATTTGGCGTGGTTGGACGATATGGAAACATAAAATGGCAGAAGAACCACAAATAGATGAGAGGAATGAGGAGCGTGAAAAATTATTGGCAGCTCTAGAGGCAGCCGACACGCCCCCTGGCGAGGAAACCCCAATACAGTCTGAAGAACTCGCGTCAGACGCATCTGAGTCGGAAGAAACTGCCGACACCACGCCGGCGGAAACAGAACCTGAAGCGAAAGCGGAGGAGGAAGTGACCGGGGAAACCAGTGAACCGAGCAACCGGGAAAAGAAAGCTGAGAAGCGCCTGAATAAGGGTTGGGATTCCCTCAACGCTGACAAGGCGGCACTCAAGCGGGAGAAGGAGGAGTTTGAGGCTCAGAAGCAACAGCATTCTGATGATCAAACTTCGCCTGAAGAGTACCGGGACTTGGCAGAGCAATACAAAGAGGACGGTGAGAAGGAACTCGCTGAACTCGCGGAGCAAAAGGCCCAAGAGGTCGAGCAACGAAGACAGACTAACAAGGACAGTGAAGTGGCTGAATCAATAAAGGGCGAATGGGTGGAAAACCTGAAGGATTTGCAGGAGCAACATCCGAGCCTGAAAGATGCAGAGTCTTCCATGTCCAGGGGTGTTGAAAATGTCCTGGAACAACGCCCATACCTGAAGGGATACCCGGAAGGTATACAGGACGCAGTTGAGTTCGTTAAATCCAAGATTGCCGCCAAGAAGGTTGAGTCACTGGAGAAAGCTAACGGCGATCTCAAGACTGAGGTCGAGGAACTAAAACAACAAACAAGTGTTACCGGTTCTCCCCCAGGGCGCGAAGCCGCGCCGAAGGGTCCGAGCGAAGGTTCGCAGGAGCAGATCAGGGGGAAACTCCTTGATGCACTCCAGGCAGCCGACGATGAGGGTCAGGGGTTGAGGATATTCCGGTAATGCACATTAGAAGGGGTTAAAATCTCATGGCTAACATGACAACCGGGACTGATAATCTCGATGCACAATTCCAGACTTATTTCAGTAAGGAACTGCTTGAGTATATCACGAAGTCCCTACAAATGGTGCAATTTGCACAGAAGAAACCTTTGCCCGCACGGGCAGGGGCCAAGGATGTGAAGTGGTTCAGGTTCGATGAGCCTTCCACTGATGGAATAACCACACTCAGCACTGAGGGTGGCACGTCGATTACCGAACGTGCGCTTACGCTGGAAGAAGTGACTGCGACATTGGTGCAATACGGTCAGGTAATTTCCCTGACTGATATTCTCCAGCTGACAGAACTCTTCAACCACCTGGAGCAGAGTGTGAGGATCACGGGGCAGGACGCTGCATTGCATGCGGACAGCATCGTGCGCGACAAACTGGCGGCGACTGCCAGCGGCAAACAGGAACGTGCGGCTAATGGTCTTGCAGACCACGCTGCGGTGGTTGCTGCTTCTCCTGCTGACGCTGAAGTTGAGTTCAACGATCTATTGGATTGCGCGACTCAGTTGAAGACAAACAACACCAGCACAATTGGTGGAAGTTTCATCGCAGTTGCTGCACCAGAGGTGATCAGCGACCTGATGAAGACCACCGGTTGGCAGAATGCTGCGAGCTATTCCAATGTGGATGAGCTTTATCGCGGTGAAGCTGGCAAGTTGTGGGGCAACCGTATCCTATCAACGACCAATCCGTATCGTTCGACAACCCAATACACCTACGCTGCCGATGGCACTGCCTTCAGTACGTTTGTGTTTGGCGCGAACGCATTCGGCGTAACGGACATTGCTGCGCAGTCTCCGTATGGTCCGAAGGTGATGATTGCTGATGGTCCTGACAAGGGCGATCCACTCAATCAACTGACGAAGGTATCCTACAAGTCATACTACGCTGCGGCAGTGCTTCAGCCCAAGTATTACGTGGAGATGTATTCTCAGACTACGTTTGCCTAATACCAATTAGGTTAATCACCTGGGGGGAGAGATTCCCCCCAGGCTTTTATAATGCCTTTATATATTTTTGAAAACAGCAAGGGAGATACCAGGGAAGAACTGGTGAACTCCTGCATAAAGTCATTTAAGGATGATGGGGAAACCTGGGAGCGGGCGCCAGTGCAACAGGTTGCTATGGTGGGAACCCCGCTCAAGCCAGATGACCAGGCGACCCAGATCCGAAAAGGGTATTATCAGGCCGAGTGCCAAGGGGGCAGTCGGTTCAAGAGTTCTTACAGCAAGAATCAAATCAAGAAAATTTGGGGGTTTTAAATGGCGACACTTCAGAGCAGGACAATTTCATCGAGCTACACTGAGCTACTCAAGACCACCGGGTCAGGGGGGATAACCGGCACCCTGGACACTGTCCAGGATGGTGACGCTACTGACTCCGCGCTGCAATTAAGCAATGCCGGGATAAAATCCACTGGCACTCTTGAGGTTGCCGGCGACTCAACCTTGACTGGGGCAGTTTCCATTGGGGGCGTGACATTGAGCGCCACCGGCACTGAGTTGAATTTTTGTGATGGGGTCACCGAAGCAATCCAGACACAACTAGACCTGAAGGCGCCTCTGGATTCACCAACATTGACCTCGCCCGTATTCAACACAGGCGTGAGTGGATCTGCGGTTCTGGACAGTGACACGATGAGTGGAGCAAGTTCCACTACGCTCGCAACCTCTGAATCCATTAAGGCTTACGTTGATGCCGAGGTTGGCACACATGACGCAGACGATTTAGAGGGAACTACGCTGGCAACCAATGTTGTCACAAGTAGCCTGACCACTGTTGGTACGATTGGCACGGGCGAGTGGGCAGCGACTGATGTTGCTATTGCGCATGGCGGCACAGGCGCATCAACCGCACAGGCAGGCATAGATGCACTCACGCAGTCGAGTGGTGCGACTACGGACCATGTGCTGACCCGAAACTCATCAGGGAATGCTGTTTGGCAAATTTCACCAACCGGGCCTACAGGGGCCACAGGGGCAGCGGGAGCAGACGGAGCAACATGGCTAACTGGAACTAGCGACCCAGTGGCAGGCACGGGAAGTGTCGGTGACTTTTACATCAACTCAACCTCTGACGAATGGTTTGAGAAAACAGACGCCTCAACGTGGACATCGCGTGGAGATTTCACAGGAGCTACGGGGGCAACAGGTGCAGCAGGTGCAGATGGAGCAGATGGTGCAACTGGAGCAACGGGCGCAACAGGAGCAACGGGGGCAACAGGGGCCGCCGGTGCAGATGGAGCTGATGGAGCTGATGGTGCAGACGGTGCAACTGGAGCCACAGGAGCCACAGGAGCCACAGGTGCAGCAGGTGCAGCAGGTGCAGATGGAGCAGATGGAGCCACCGGGGCAACAGGAGCAACGGGAGCCACTGGTCCAGCAGGAGCTGACGGAGCAAACGGAGACACGTCAATATCAGGTACACCCGAGGCCGATCAAGTCGCCATCTGGACGGATGCTTCCACCATTAAAGGAACCAACAGTCTCGTTTTTGATTCAACGGGACTTGGCATCGGAGTCAATGATCCTGACGAACAACTAGAAGTCGCAGGAAGGATTCACATCTCCAGTGAGGTTGCCGCGCCCTCTGCTCCTGCTGCTGGAAATGGTGGGATACTTTACACAAAAGCCGATGGGAAGCCTTACTGGATTTCAGATGATGTTGCAGAGACTGACCTAACATCTGGCGGCGGCGGTTCATCGCCGTGGACGACATCAGGTGATGATATTTATTATGATACTGGCAGAGTCGGCATTGGAGTCACTGACTTTAGCGGGTTGTATAGCTATGATGTGCTGAATCTTTATAATGATGGTGGTGCTTGCTATGTTAATATTGACCAAGGGGGAACAGGCGATTCAGGTATCAACTTCAAGTATCAAGGGTCAACCGAATGGACGATTCACAATGAAGGAACCGGAGCAAGCAGCCTGTTTCAAATAAAGTCTGATGACTCTGATGATGTAGTTGCCATTAAGCAAGACGGCAAAGTCCGTATCGGGACGCATCAGTCACTGCCAACACGGGATTTAGAGGTAAGGACGGACGTGAACAGCGAAACAGCTGCTCAGGTAACCAACGAATACGAGGGTAGCAGTGCTTCAGCACAAGTTAGGGTCAAGTCCAACTCCGCACTCGGACTCATCAGCGTGCAGGATGACGGTTACACTTCGTCTGGTGTTTATCAAGCAGACGCACTTTCGGTTTTTGCTGCAAGCACAGCATCTGGAGGTTTGATTCTCGGCACTGAAGGCGACCACAATGTTTCGTTCTATCAGAATAATTCCCCCGCAATGACGCTCGACGGAACGGGACTCGGCATCGGGGGAACGCCAACTCGACCGCTTCATGTCAAACACGCAGATACTGGAACCCTGGCTGGCATTGCGGTTGAAAATACTAGCTCCGGTGATGCATCCATCTGGTTTAGAGAAACTAACTCGCAGTGGGCAATAGGACTAGACAACGACGACGATAATAAATTCAAAATTGCGGCCAGTAACGAACTGGGGTCTAGTGACAGGCTAACCATCACGACAGATGGCGACGTCGGCATCGGGACGGTTTCACCGAGGGTTGGCGGTAGTGGGGCGCAGTCAAAGCTGGATGTTACTGGCCCTGCGATTCTGGGTCATGCAGATGACGGGCGTAGCTTGGAGATTTATTCACCCGGCACGCGGATCGTCGCAATTGCACCAACTTCCAGCGAAGCAATTAACGAGTTGAGAATCGCGCAAGCTGGGTGGACTGGCGATTACACTTCATTTTATGGAGGTTCATCGGAAGCCTTGCGGATTTCCAGCGATGGAGCGTTCGGCCTATCGGGAGCCAACTATGGAACCAGCGGTCAAGTCCTGACAAGTGCAGGAGATTCAGCAGTCCCAACGTGGGAAGACCCCTGTAGGCTGACAGTCGCCACCACCATAACATCCGAAAGCCAGAGTCTCTCCATCACTGACAACGGAACGGATAGGTATGTGCGGGTGAACATAACCGGGACATCAAGTGCCTACTCACTAATGACCATACCGAGGCCGAGTGCCTGTCCGACTGGACGCCGCATCACATTTGATGTTAGGGAGACTGGGGAGGCTTATTTCTGGATAAAAACAGGAACCAACACCGATTATTTTATTGCAAATTACGATAGGTATCAGGGAACAGACAACACTGGCGTCACCAATGCGTGGAATATATACACCTACGGATACCCATCCACTGACGATTATGGCGTACAGTTGCTGACCATCACTAACAACGGAACCGAGTGGGTACTGAATGACGGTGAGTATTACGATGGCAACTCTGGATGGTACACCAGCGACTACACCCCTTACTAAAATTTATGGACGCTAACACTAAAAACATTCTGCAAGGCAAAGACGCTGACAACCTCACGCTGGATGAGCTGGCAGAGGCGGTGAAGTATCTGGCGAAGTTTCATAAGGTATGTGTGGATGGGCAAGCCTTCAATGATGGTGACGGAACCAACGCTGCCGAGTTGAGTGATGAAGACCTGCAATGGTGTTGTCGTCACCGCTCACGGAATAGCCGTAAGGCAACGGATGAGCTAATGAAACGCCGCAGGGCAAAAAGCAACAACTCATAACAGTTTATGGCAACAACATATAATAAGTCACGACTCACACCCCTTGTGCGGAGCTTGGAAGTTGGTGGAGAGCTAAAGGATAACGTAATTACGCACCTCCACGTCGGCGTTACTGCAACAGCGGAGGATGGATATGCGGCTTATATCGACGCTAAAGTCCCACTGACTGTTGATCCAGAGAACTTTATCGAGTTCAAGACACTCTGCGAAGACCCTGATAAAAAGTGGCAGAATGAGATTGCCGATAAAGTCATTGCCGAAAACAACTGGCATGAAGTTCTGGACAAGCATATTGAAGCGAAGCGGTTACAGCCGTTGCCGCGCTCATGGGTATGGGAAGAGCCAACGCCGAGTGAATGAGTATCCCGAAGCTCAGTATGTTTTTCTGGCAGATAACGGCGGTATGCCTGTTGTGTGTTGCCATCGTGCAGCACGTATCTGTCACGGCACTGACTGAGCGGTTGGGTGAGATAGAGGAACTTGCCCGGATGCAAAATGGCTGGGTGTTTATTGATTTGAAGGATGAGTAGGGTGGATGCAAATGGACATAAGTGAATATCTCAAGATGTTCGGGGTGAACGGTGGCGTACTCGCCGCCGTAAGCCTGACTGATATTGAGTTGATACTAAAGATACTGCTGCTTGCCATGACCTGCGTCTGGACAGCGGTTAAAATTGCTAAACTACTGAAGGAATAATGAAAATACCTGAGCGTTTGAAATCCAGAAAGCTATGGATCGCCATCGGCGGGCTATTAACCGTCATGTCCACTGAGTGGCTGAACATGTCACCTGAACTGACTGAAAATATTGTCAGCGCAGTTACTATCATCATACCAAGTTACCTAGCCGGGCAGGGCCTGGTGGATTGCTTTAAAGCCTATGCTGAGAGGAAATGATAACGGAGTTCATTGCCGCCATGCGGGCGATCCCAAAGATTGTGGATGCCCTGAATGGACTCACCGATGCGGCAACCGTGATGGTTGCCACACAACGGCGGGAGGATAAGGATGAGATGGTGCGCGACCTTATTGCTGCTGCCAATGCTCGCCGGGAGCAGCGGTTGCTTGACGCAGAAACTGAACGGGTTTCAGGAGGCGACCCAGGCGGACCCGGTGGGGTTTGAGGCGAGTGTTAGTACCCCGGAAGGGGCACGGTTTGTTGAGAGCTTGGGCTTATTGATAAACAAATATGAGGAACGGTTAGAACGAGGAAAATAAAATGCCTGATATTACAAAAGGAACAACTTTCACAAGTGGGCAGACAGTCACTGCCGCGCTGATGAACACCCTGGTGGATGATGCTGTCATAAATGATAACGCGATTACCACCGACAAGCTCGCCGCTAACTCGGTTACCAGTGCCAAGATAAGTAGCTCCGCAGCAATTGCCTACAGTAAGCTCGCCGCCTTATCAGGGGGCAACCTGGTTGTGGGTGATATGAATAATGTGGCAACGAGCGTTGCACTTTCAGGTGACGCAACCATGTCCAACACGGGGTCAATTACAATCGGTGATGGGGCAGTCACAACGGCCAAGGTGCTGGACGCCAATATCACCACAGCAAAGCTCGCTGATTCCACGGGTGCATCGGACGGTGTGACAACGGCGAAACTCGCAACAGGTGCAGTGACTCCCGCTAAATTGGAAGCTGGTACGCAGGGGGATGTGCTTTACTTCGGTTCAGGCGGAACTGCCGCACGCCTCGGCGCAGGGTCGGACGGTCAATTCCTCCAGAGCGGAGGGGCGGGTGCAGACCCAAGCTGGGCATCCAATCCGGCATTCGAGACTGAAACTTTCACAGCGGATGGTACATGGACTAAACCGGCTGGCGCAACTTGGGTTCAGGTGACCGTTGTGGGTGGTGGCGGTGCTGGCGGCACAGGTTCTACGAATCAACGTGGACAAGCCGGTGGGCACGGTGGTTACGGAGTTGACTGGGTGGATATTTCGGGAGAATCAACCGTTTCAGTCACGGTCGGTTCAGGCGGGGGCGTTGGTGTCGGAGAATCCGGGGGTCAATCTTCATTCGGCTCTTACGTTGTTTCGACGGGGGGAGCCGAGGGGACCGGTGACGTGGAGGCCGAGACAGCAAAATCCACACAGGCGGCTTGCGGAACAGTTACGTTTGATGCGCGGGACACAGGGTTGAGTTTAAACAAGCAACCGTCCGCTCCGGGCTCATACGCTATCCCAACCATAGCTTCAGTCGGCGCGAAGGGGGCGGGAGGTTTGGAGCAGTATGATAATGGAACCGCTCCCGCCGCAGGATCGGATGGGTTTGTAACCGTGAGAGTTGTGGGATAGATATGACTAAAAACGAAATAGCGCAATTCGTAGCGGATAAACTCCAGAAGAGTGACACCGGCAGCATCACCTTGTTGAAGTCCTTTGTGGATCGGCGCTACGACATGATTTGGAACTCTGGTCTTTGGCGCGAAACCCTGGGCACCACTTCCTATTCAGTGGCGATTGATGAGAATGAGGTTACGCTGAACAGTACAGTGCAGTTCCCGGTTTCCGCTGCCTGGGATAATAATGAGATTGCCCCCACCAGCATGGACACAGTTTTCCGAATTGACCCGGAGCTATTGAGCCAGTCAGGCACTCCGGTTCAATTCCTCACGTTGCCCAATGATGGAAGCGGCAATGCAGTGATCCAGTTGATCAAGAAACCTGATGTAGCCAAGACGCTACTGGTGCTAGGCAAGCTGAAGGTGGTTGCCCTGGGCGATACAGACTCCCCAAAGATCAATGGAATTGATAATGCCCTTTTAGCTTATGTGGAGGCGGACATGCTTGAGCATGTGCGGCAGTACGGCAAGGCCCAGGCAAAGCAGGCAGAGGCAGTAGGTCAGATGGCGATTATGCGCGACCTTGAAACATCTCAATCTGCGAAGATCAGTAAACTTGTTCCAGAGATG